AGGTTAACAGAGAAAGAAAAAGAAAGATTAAGATTAATAAGAATGACACCTAGAGAAATGTTAAGAAGACAAAAAATGGCAAGAAGAAGAAAACCTATGACTAAGCAAGGAGCTCGACCTATGAGAAGACCTGTTCAATCAATTTCAAGATTTGAGACTGGAAAACCTATGAGACCTAGAGCAGAGGTCAAAACTAAAGAGGGTTTTCCTGGATTTAAAAAAGGAGGGATGAAAAAAACGTTAACAGGTGGTCAATTAAAAATTGCAGCCAAAGCTCCACCAACAAATAAAATTGATGAAAAAGATTTTGCAGTCTTAAGAGAAGAAAAAGCAAAAGGAAGAGGTAAAGGTTTACAAGATGAAAAGATGAAACCAGGTAAAGTTATGAAAGCTAGAAGCGGAGAATTTATAAAAAGAAGAATGTTGGCAGCTGGTAAATCAGATGGTGATACATCTTTTGATGCTAAGAAAAGAGCACAAGATATGGGTATTATCGATAAGAAAACTGGTGCGGGAAGAAAAAGATTTATGGAAAAAGCTAAGTCTGTAAAGTTAGGTAAAAGACTTCTTATTCCAATAGCAATTGGTATCGCTGGCGTTCAAGCTTTAAAATCAAAAATTAAAAAGAAAGAGGAAAAAAATAAAAAAACTTTAAGAGATTTTAGAGAACAAAAGAAACCAGGCATTCCATCTGAAAAAACAAAAACAATTAATAAAGCTCTAAACAAGCTTAATAAAAAAATGGGTGGTGGCATGATGAAGAAATATAACAAAGGTGGTGGTGCTGACACTGGTAAAGTTGGAGAGATCAAAAGCCAATTTGGTGTTACTCTTAACAGAGTTAAAAGATATGCTAAAAAGATTAAAGACAAAGACAGACTTACTGCAAGAGACATATCTACTTTAAAAGAATTAACACCTAAAAAAATGTTCCCACCTAAAAAAATGGGTGGTGGCATGATGAAACGACCTATGGGTTACACTAAAGGTGGCGGTGCTGACACTGGTAGAATAGGAGAGCTTAAAAGTAAAATAGGTGTTTTAAGTAATAAACTTAAAAGAAGAGGTCCAGGAACAGGTATTCCAACTTCTGCGGATATGAAAAAAATTAAAGAAAGATTAAGTCTTAAAAATTTAAAGCAAGCTGGTAGAACAGGTGCAGTTAAATTAGTAGAAAGATCTATGAAAATTTTAAAAGATAATAAAAAAATGGGTGGTGGCATGATGCAACGACCTATGGGTATGATGAAAAAAGGTCAAATGGTTAAAGCCCGTGGTGGCGGAATGGCAAGAATAAAACCTACTAAAATGTTCTAGGAGGGACTATGTCCCTAAAGGGTCTTTTAAAATTTGGAAGTAGGTTGCTGAGAGGTAGAAAAGAATCAGCAACACCGACTACCGGACAACAGACAAAACTATTAAGTTATGAAGGCAAAGGCTCACAGGCCACCGGACAAGAACTTGCTCGTCAAGAAATTAAAAACCCACCAATAGTTCTTAACAAAACAGAAGCACTGCACATGGGAGAAAAAACAGCTCCTGCGTTTGGTTCCTCTACATATGATTGGGTGATGAGAAAAGGTCGAGGTCAATACACTGCTGACGAATGGCTAGATCATCTGACATCTACAAGAAAAGAAAATTTTGAAATATTTGGTAAACCTGCAACAAAATTAGTTAGAGGAGAAAAAAGATTTAAATACGACTCAGGACCATTTGCTGGAAAAGAAGTTTCGATTGGCAGAGAGGAATTATTTGATTCTAATGTAGCAATTTTTGATTCTGGTGGAAATTTAACAGGTGGTCTTCTTTATGCTGCAAAACAAACAGGTGATAAACTAGACGCTAACACGATTGGTAATATGATTAAGATGAATCCTGTTAATAGATTAAAAGCAACAGAGTTTGGTTTACCTGCGGGTGCTTTAGAAAAAGTTAGAACCAGAATTGATGATGCGGATGCTACATTGAAAACATTATTTCAACAATTTAAAAATCAGGGTAATGAAAGGGTTGCTTTAACAATTGATAATACGAGGTATAGTCTTAAAGGTTTAAGGAATTCACCTGGAGATAATTCTGCATTATTAGCTGTTATAGATGACTTAAAATTTGTAAGAAACGCAGAAGCCCTTCAAGGTGATCAAAGAAAAATGATAAACAAAATAATAGGTGAGTTAGATGAAGCTGTAAGACCAATAAAAGGTACTAAAACATTTTATCAAAATGAAAGAAACTACACTCTTCAGGGCGGAAAAGATTACAGAGAAGTAATTTTTAATTTAGATGAATCTATTCCTACAAATAGAGACACATTTAAAGGTGCAGGGCACTTTGTTGATACAGGTATTAAAAATCAAATATATCATGTTAGATACGATACTAGATTTACACCAGATGGTAAAAAAGGTTATCTTATTCACGAAATTCAATCTGATGTTAATCAACCTATTGCTAAAAGATTTTCCAAATCTGATTTATTAGGTGGAGAAGTAAGGACTAATCCATTTAATGCAGACATTGAGACAGCAGCTTTATCAAATCAAAGATTTAATATTTTAAGACAGATAGAAGATGGTATTGCAAAACAGGACAGTACGAGAGTTCTTGCATTACAGTCGAGTCTAAAAAATGTGATAAAAAAAATTGAAAAGTTACAAACAAGAAGAGGGTCCGCTCAAGATTATTATCCTTTCATTGAAGCTGATGCTTACAATGATCATGCCTTAAAATTTTTAGTTCAAAAAGCCGCTAGAGAGGGTGTTGACTTTGTAGCTCAAGCTCCTTTTGATAAATTAAGTTTTAGACAAGGATTTGCAGCAGGTAATGAAAGAGCTTATGGCTATGCATCTGGCAAAGGTATTGGTAAAAGGGGAAAAGCAGTGATGCCTGAACTTATGAAAAAATTAGCAAAATTATATGATAGTAAAGCTGGACCTCAAAAATTTTCTTTATCTGATCCTAAATTACCGTACAAAAAAGTTGGAATAGATAAATTTGAATATAAATCAGCGGGACATCCAAAAGCACCTATTTCGGAAAACCATCCATTGAAAGGAAAAACAATTCAAAGCACTTATCATGAAGATGCTGTAAAGGATCCTAAGAAAGGATATAAACTTATATTAGAAAATGATCCTAGGTTGTATTTTGATGCATTTGCTATAAAAGTAACACCAGCAATGAGAGGCACACAAAAAACCTACAAAAAGACTGGAGGACTTGTGGTAGATATATTTAAACCTATGAGGTACAATAGAACATGGCTGTAGAAAAGAATGATGAAATAATCGCTGAAGATGCGCAAGCTGAGGAAATCTTAGAACAACCTGAGGGTTTACCTGTTGACGTAGAAGTTGAGGGTGAAGAAGTTGTAGAAGAGAGACCTCAAGATGACTTTAACGCTAATCTAGCAGAGAACATGGATGAGAGAACATTGAGAGAAATGTCCTCTGAACTAATAGAAGAATATAAAAAAGATAAAGTTTCTAGAAAAGATTGGGAAGACGCATACATAAAAGGTTTAGATCTACTAGGTACAAAATACATGAATGTGACTAGACCATTCAAAGGTGCATCTAATGTTACACACCCTATGTTGTCTGAAGCAACTACACAATTTCAGGCACAAGCTTACAAAGAATTAGTACCAAGTGATGGCCCTGTAAGAACACAAACAGTTGGTTTGAAAACACCTGCAGTGGAACAACAAGCAGAACGTGTTAAAGAATATATGAATTATCTTCTCATGGAAGAGATGGAAGAATACACAACTGACATGGATCAGATGTTATTTTACTTACCTTTATCAGGTTCAACATTTAAAAAAGTATATTACGATGAATTGTTAGGAAGACCTGTTTCAAAATTTATACCAGCAGAAGACATTGTTGTGCCTTATTATGCATCTGATTTAAAGGATTGTGAAAGAATTACACATGTCATTAAGATGACAAAAAATGAAGTTATTAAAAAACAAGCTGCAGGTTTTTATAGAGATATAGAATTAACAGAAGGCTCTACAGATCAAGATAATCTTTCAAAAAAAATTAATGAACTAGAAGGTGTTAAAAGCACAGGGGCAGATTATCTACACACAATATTAGAAATGCATGTAGATTTAAATTTAGACGACTATGAAAATTTTGATGACAAAGCTAAAAAAATTAAAATACCTTATGTGGTAACGATTGATGAAGGTTCAGGAGAAATTTTATCTATTTATAGAAACTACACTCCAGGAGATTTAAACTATTCTAGAGTAGAATTTTTTGTTCATTACAAATTTTTACCAGGACTTGGCTTTTATGGTTTTGGTTTAACACATATGATAGGTGGTTTATCAACTGCAGCTACACAAGCATTAAGACAATTGATTGATGCTGGTACTTTAAAAAATTTACCAGCAGGTTTTAAATCTAGAGGCATAAGAGTTAGAGATGATGACCAACCAATACAACCTGGAGAGTTTAGAGACGTTGATGCTCCAGGTGGAAATATCAGAGATCAGTTTTTTAATTTACCTTTCTCAGAGCCGAGTGTAACTTTATACAATTTACTCGGCTTTGTGGTACAAGCAGGACAAAAATTTGCTGCTATTACGGACACAGCTGTAGGTAATGACACTCAAAACAGAGCAGTTGGAACTACAGTTGCACTAATGGAACGTGGTTCACGTGTCATGAGTGGTGTTCACAAGCGTTGTTACTATGCAATGAGGTTAGAATTTAAAATTTTATCTAGAATTTGTGGAGAGTTTTTACCACCAGAGTATCCGTATGATGTTTACGGTGGCCCAAGACAAATAAAATCTGCAGATTTTGATGGAAGAGTTGATATTTTACCTGTTGCGGATCCAAATATTATGTCTATGGCACAAAGAGTGACCCTAGCACAAACACAATTGCAAATTGCATCATCAAATCCTGCAATTCACAACATACATGAGGCTTACAGAAGAGTTTATGAGGCGTTAGGCACTAAACAAATTGAAACTTTGTTAAAACCTGCACCAAAACAACCAGAACCAATGGATCCTGCAAAAGAAAATGCACGTGCTTTGCAAATGAGACTACTTACGGCCTTTGAATTCCAAGATCATGACGCTCACATAGCTGCACACATGGCTTTTATGGCAACTAGAATGGTGCAAATCAATCCACAAGTTTATGCTTTGCTGCAATCACACGTATCTGATCACATTTCATTTAAAGCTAGAGCAGAAATTAATGCTTCTATGGCACAAAACCCACAAATGGTTGAAATGCAACAAGCAGATCCAGAACAATTTGCAATTATGTATGATGCAGAGGTAGCAAAAAGAACTGCACAGATAACTTCAGAGCTTGCACAAACAGAAATGCAGGCAAATGCTGCTAAACAAGATCCGTTAGTAAGAATTAAACAACAAGAAGTTGATTTAAGAGCTATGGACATGCAGAGAAAAGCAGAAGAGACACAATTTAAACAAGCACAAGAGAATCAGAGAGCTGCAGATAGATTAGAGTTTGATTATGATAGGTTAGCAACTCAAGATCAGCAATCAGATGAAAGATTAGAGGTAGCGAGGGAGAAAATAGATGCAAAAAAATAAAAAAGGACTAAGCGGTGGTAAAAAATCAGGGCCACCTCCAAAATCAGGACCTAATCCACAGGGTCTAGTAAAAGGAGGATGCCCACATAGAGAACCAGGAGCTA